TGGGTTTTAATACTGATGAATACGAAGAAATGAAATCTGATATAGATATTGCATTTAAGAATTCAAATAAATTTAGACCTGGTGAGTACATAAGAGAAAACTTTTTAACTTATGACAGTAAAACTAAATTAGGTGATTATGCTATGTCTGTTGCAGAGTTTGCTGCACCTGGCGGACTTTTAGGTAAAACACCAAAAGCTAGGAATTTATTTATGGCAACTGGAGCAGCTAGTGGAGCTGTTGCACAAGGTGCAGAAGATTTAGNTGCTANTGAAAATGTTGCACCNCTAATAGGTGCTGGTACTAATTTAGCACTAGATATACTTGCACTTAAAAAAGGTAATNTTGCAGTTTTATCAAAAGAATTNTTACCAAGTAAATCTGTTTTAGAAAAAGCAAAACAATTAGAAAAAGAAGCTAAAAAAATAGATAAAGACTTTACATTATCTGGTGCTGAAGTTACTGGATCTAGTTCTGTAAAAGCAGCAGAGAGCCAAGTTACAGCTACAATTGCTGGTAATAAAGTTATGGATAAGTATTGGTCTGATAGACCTGACAAATTAAAAAACTTTATTGAAAAATGGGGTAAGCAAAATGGTATTATTATTGGTAGCAGACAGTTTATTTCTGACAAAGATTATTACAAACAATTAAAGAAAGCTGCTGTTGCTTTACAAACACAAAGAAGTACAGAATGGTTAAGATCTGGTGGTGATAAATTAGAAAACTTTTTTTATGACTCACAAAAAGTAGATAATTTAGTTATAGAATTTAAAAACTTAGCAAAAGGTTTAGAACCATCAGATGCAAAAACAATATTAAAATTTGCTAAAAATTTACAAAAGACTAAAGGTAATGGTCAAGCTATGCACAATGTGTATAGAGAAATAAGAGATACTTATTTTAATATTGTTGGTAAAGGTACAAAAGCATCAGAAGTTACTGCTGTAAAAAATTATAAAGTAATGAAAGATAGTTTGAATAAATTAATGAGTACCAACAAAGATTATGTTTCAGCACAAAAAGCTTACATTAAGTATAATGATGAATATGCAAAACCTTTAACAAAAGGATCTGTAACAGAATTATTTAAAAGTTTAGAAAAAGCTAAATCAGCAGAAGATGTAGCAACTGTTGCTAAAATGTGGAAATTTTTAGATACTAAAGCTGCACCTAAAGATATAGCACAGATGGCTAAATCAATTAATAAAAGTGGTGTACCTGGATTATGGCAAAAAGTTGTAACTGGTTATGTCAATCAAGCATTTTTAAAATCGCAGTCTAAGCATTTAGATAATGGTCTAGGGCAAGGTGTAATTTTTCATGATGCTTTAATGAAAGATCCAAAACAAAAAGCTAATTTAGCAGAAATGTTATTTCAATTATCAAAAACTACAGATCCAAGTGTCAAATTAAAAGATGTTAAAAATGCAGTAAATTCTTTTGCTGATATTTTAAAAGCAACTGGTAAAGGTGGTAAAGCTGGATCTACAACTGCTGCTAATTTATTATTTAAAGAACAAACAAGTAAAAANTTNGTTCAAGATACATTTGGTGGTGTGCCAATTAGAGATGGTATTCTAAGATGGTATAACGATAGAACTTTTTCTAAAAATTCTAAAATAATTGCAGAAGCTTTAACAAGTGACAAGGGTATTCAGGCATTTATAGATCTTACACAAGATTGGAAAGATTATAACAGAGCCTTTGCATTATTGAGAGCTGTTACTGTTGGTGCTGGAGCAAGTGAATAATGGCAACACAATCACAAAAAAATTCAGAACAGATTATAAAATTACAAGGTGAAATGAAGTTAATACACAACAAAATTTCAGTAATTAAGGATAACCATTTAGCTCACTTAGATACTAAAGTGGACAATGTTTATAAACTTTTATGGGCAGTCGGTCTGATAAGTCTAAGTTCCCTAGTAAGCCTAACAGTAAATCTACTAAGCTAACTACAAATATTAAAGGTACAATTGGTGAGTACCAAGAAATAGTTGATCTAACAAAACAAGGTTATTGGGTTGCAAAAAGCTGTAGATCCACAATGTCCTTTTGATTTAGTTGCTGTAAGTCCTAATGGCAAGATANAATTGCTAGACATAAAAACTAATACATACAGAAAACATATAAAACCATATCGTAGAAAAATATGGCGTTCACCAACTGCCAAGCAAAAGAAGTTAGGCATAAAAATTAAATTAGTAGATCATGGAAACGAATTATGAAAGTAAGTAGCGAATCTTCTATCAGTATGCCTATGAAGAATCTTATTTCTATTATAGCTGCTGTAGCGGTAGGAGTATGGGCATATTTTGGTGTAGTTGAAACTCTTAATAAGCATTCAACAGAACTAGAGTTAATGCAAAAAGATTTAGAAGCTAACTCAGAATTTAGAATTAAATATCCTAGAGGTGAACTTGGTCAATCAAGTGGTGAAGCTGAATTATTTATGCTTGTGGAACATTTAAGCGGTTTGGTTGAGCAGTTAGAGATAGAAGTAAAAGGCATGAGAAACAATGCTGTCAATATAGAATTTTTAAAAAGCAGAACAGAAAAATTAACAGAAGATGTTGAGAAACTAATTAGAAATGGAAATGGTCACTAATGGTAGAAATAGTTTTTGCACTTCTTTTAATAATAGATAACGAAATTGTAGAGCATCGTATAAAAAATACATTAAGCGATTGTTTAAAATCTAAGCGTTACGCTATGAAAGACAAAAGACCTGGAGATAGAGTTCAATATCAATGTATTAAATCTAAAGCAAATATTGAAATTTATATGGGTGAGAAAAAAATTACATCATTAATTTTAGATTGATGAAAAAGCCAAACAAAAAACGCAACCCTGTTGCTAAACAATTAAGACATTACAAAAAACAAGTAATTAAAAGTAAGAAAATTTATGATCGGAAAAAACTTAATGGTGTTTATTGATAAACTTTTTTTAAAGTTTTTTAGTTATATGGATAATATCTGTGAAAATACAGCTAATCTAGTAAAGCAAAAACCAAAGAAAAATAAAAAGAAAAAATGTAAATCTTGTCATTGTAATTGTCATTGTTCAGATGACTTGCATAACCATTGGTACGATAAAGACATTTGTGTTTGTGAGGGTTGTCAATGCTAGGAGAAGATTATGAAAGTATTAGAAAAAATAGTTTTAGCAATAGAATGTTTTTGCAGAAAAATTTACTCAAAGGTTTGGTATTACAGAATTACACTTACAACAAATCTAAAAAGGAAAACTAATGTACGAAGAATTAAAAAACGAAATCAAAGAACATGAGGGTTATAGAGATACTGTGTATTTAGATTCTCTGTCAAAGAGAACTGTGGGATTTGGACACCTTTGCGTAGAGGATCATTGGGAAGATGGCAAACAATACGATAAAGAATATTTAGAGGAAATTTTTGAAAAAGATTTTAATATAGCACTTACTGATGCTAATAAAATTTTAGATGGCAAACCAGTAAATCATATTGCTAGAGAAGTAATAATAGAATTAGTTTTTAATATTGGTATGCCAAGAACTAAAAAGTTTGTTAAGTGTTTAGCAGCTTTAGATAATGAAGATTACAATGAAGCTGGAAATCAAATTTTAGACAGTCTTTACGCAAAACAAGTTCCAGCAAGAGCTGGTAAGCTTTCAGGTAAAATGAAATCAGCAGCATTATAGGAGGTTACTATGTGGTTAGGAATAGCGGCTAAATTAGTTCCAGGTATATTAAAAACTGGAATGTCTATTGCAGCAAACAGAAGAAAAGTAAAAGAATTACAATCTGTTGCTGAAATGCGTCATGCAGAAAAAATGGCAAATGGTGAGATTGAATGGAAGCAAGAAACGATAGCTTCACAGAAAAACGATTTAAAAGATGAATTTGTTTTAATTCTAATTTCAATTCCTCTGTTGATTGCTGGTTGGGGAGTCTTCTCAGAAGATGAACAAATTATTGCAAAGCTAGATACTTTCTTTGAGCAGATAAATAATTTTCCTCTATGGCTACAAGGATTAATTGTTGGAGGATATTCAACTGTTCTAGGTATTAAGGGTGTTTCTACTTTTAAGAAAAAGTAATGTCAGACAACACAGATCTAATAAACGAATATAAAGAACAAGTTCGTATCCTAAAGCAAGAAGTAGCTGAGCTACAAGATGCT